GAATGAAACGTGCAAACGCTGGCGAGTTAATGAATGCAATCCCTATCAAGAAAAGAAAAGCGACGGCTGGCACGTACGTGCCAAAAGTCTACGCGACCCCTGGAATACCTTATGGTATTAGCAAACCCGACGCCTACTGGCGAATCAAAAAAGGTTTACCTCCTGCTGATTACTGGCGTAAAAGATATTACCGCAGAAGGATCACAGGAAAAGGAGATTACTCATTTAAATCCTCCCGTTCAACTGGCGCAAACTGGGGAGGATATCTTGGAAGTAAAGCCGGAGAATTTGCTGGAGGAGCCATTCAGTCAGGACTCAGTTCAATCCTCAAAGGATTTGGAGATTACTCAGTGCGAAAAAATGTGTTCATGTCGGGAAGACTCCCAACAGTCCACAACGCTACCAACACTGGAGGAACCGTCATCAGATACCAAGAATATTTGCAAGATATTTATACTAGTTCCACAGCAGGGCTGTTCCAACAAAATAATATAATAATTAACGCTGCAAATCCTTTATGCTTTCCGTTCCTAAGTCAGATTGCCGCTAACTATGAACAATATGAAATTGAAGGAATGTTATTCGAGTTTCGAAGCACTTCAGCTGACGCTCTTAACAGCGTCAATACTGCTCTTGGAACCGTCATGATGGCTACACAATATGATGTCAACGACCCTTTGTTCCAATCAAAATATGACCTATTGAACTATGAGTTCTCAAGTTCAGTGAAGCCATCTTGCAGCGCCTTGCATATGGTTGAATGTGACCCAAGACAAACACCGGTGGCTGAACTTTACACCTTGTGGAATCAACAAGCACCACCGGCTAACGCAGATCCAAGACTTTACAACCTAGGTCGATTCACTATCGCTACACAAGGATTTCAAGGAACAAGCGTTAACATAGGTGAGTTACACGTCACCTATCAAATAAAGTTATTGAAACCAAAATTGTTCATGGCACTAGGTTACAATATTAATTACTATCATTCTGTAATAACCGCTTGGAGTAATGCTTTACCGTTGGGAACTGCTGCAAGCACCGTTACAACAACAAGCAACAACCCTTTGATTGCCATCAACCAAGCGAATAGATACATTCAGTTTCCTCCGTCAACCGCTGAAATATCTTATATTGTCTGCATATCATGGATCTCTGCTGGAGCTAATACCGCTGTCGCATACCCAAGCCTAACTTACACCGCCTGCTCCGCAAACGGAAACACTCCTGCTTGGGCCCCTGCTAGTGGAGATACTGTATACAGTATGACATTATTTTTAGAAATAACGACAGACGGATCAGGAACATTGCCATTAATAACCCTTGGAACTGGAGGAGCTTTACCTGGAACTTCCGGTGGAAGTACACAATCAGCTTTAGAAGTTTGGGTTAGTCAAAAGACCTCGTAAAGTTTATTTAGTAATCGTGTAAACGTCACCATTAAAATGTGTAGTTAAACCCGTCTCATCACATCCAAGGTCTTTACCTTGCTTATATTCTATAAGATGAAATCGACGTTCTATAGGTCCTAATGTCTGGACATCCGTCCAGATCGAACGTGGGTGATAATTAGAAGTTACTATAATGCGTTTAGGACGTATTAAAAGCTCCCTTGAACCTTTAACATTAGCAGGAAAAGGATAATGGTCAGACCATATCTTCAAATAATAACCCAGCTTCACATGATAAATGTCCAGATCTTCAATGATGACCACTTCGTGAGCATCATAACCATTCCACCATTCAGTAGCTGCGCTTTTAATATAAGCATCAGGCCATTTAGTACGAACATTCATAGACTTTCCGGTGCCTGTTGGCCCCCAATGCCATTCATTAAGAAGCTGTGGAATACTTCGGACGGGAGCACTATGATCAACGCATATAGACAAAAGGTTGCGATAATGAGGAATATATATATTACCAGGAATATCGTCAACCCTACCAATAAGAGCAAGTTTCTTAGCTTCGTCCCAGTTCTTCTTGGTGCTTTCACCACCCTGAATCGGTAAAACACCCTGTTCGGCAAAGTCTCCATCTTTGATACAATAAGACCGATTCTGAAGAGGCGAACCCTTAGCAACCTCTAAATGAGCACGAGGGAAAAGCTTTTTCAAAGCAGAAAGTTTCGCCTCTTTCCAAAGACATACATAACCCTGAAGATGAGGGGTGCCTTCGTCACCCTTCTCTCGTCCAAAAACAGAATATTTGAATTTCTTTGAATCCAAAATAATCGTTTCGTCTCCTTCGATAGGGTTATTGATAGTGAAGCACCAGTTCTTAGCATTAGGACGCTTATCTTTACG